CTGACCGGATCCTTCACTCCGGTCCACCACTTACTCTCTTTAATTAAGTATCAAAATGAAAATTTAGCAAAGCCAAATAGTTTAATATCTGAAGGTGGTAATATAGAAGGTGTTAACTCTTTAGTGCCCAGAGAGTCTTTAGAAATCACAGTGAAGTCTGGTTTAAAGTCAACCGGTTTCGGAGAATTAAAGTATAACATTGTCGGCAATAAGAGTAAAGATTACTTAGGTGATATAGATATAGCATGCTCTACTGTTGACTTGCAAGACATAATAGGTAATGATAATCTTGATGATTTTTGGAATGATTTAGACAGTTATTTATCGTCACAAAGTATGATTAATTTTAAAATAGTTAAAGGATTAGATCAATTTCATATAATCGTCCCCGTATTAGATGAATCAGGAAATCAAATAAATAACATAGAAGACAGATCAGGAAAACAGGGTTCAGAAAAAGCTCAATGTCAGATAGATGTTATGATTGGTGATTTAGAGTGGATGGAAAAAGCACTAAGTTCTTCTGAAGGATCGGAATATAAGGCCGTATATAGAAACCTATTCCTCGTTGATATATTATCTCAAGTTATTTTTAATACTAAAGATCCTGAAGTAAAAAAGAAGTTACAGATAAACTGGAAGAAAGGCGTCCAGGTTGTTGATTTTGTCTATGATAAGAGAGGGAAGAAGAAGAAGTTGAAAGTTCAAAAACTTACCGGAGATATGGACCGATTAGCAAAGTTTCTATTTGGACATAAAGCGAGTTTTAAAGATATGTCTACTTTTGAAAAAGCATATGATTTATTTAACGGCGAGACTTTTAGATTTAAGAGAGAAAGAGGTAAAATTGAAGACTCGTTTAAGAAGACTTTAACTAGAATGAAACTACCATTTCCAAAGGAATTAAACTAGTCTTTTTAAAAACTTGCACCTATTTATATAAAAAAATAATAAACTTTCAATGAAAAATAAGGTTAACGAAAGTAATAAGGAAGTTATTGATAAGCTTATGAGCAATCCTTCCGTAATTACTGCTTTAAAGAGAATTATGCAAGTAAGTAAAACTCTATCAGCTGCTGACCAGCAGGAATTAAGTAAAAAGCTAGCACAAATGCCTCTAACAAAGAGTTCCGCAATACAGCAAACACGATCATCAGCTAGAAAGGGGGATTTTTTTGAAGAAGGTAAAGAAGAAGATGCACCGAAAAAGAAGGAGAAGAAAAGCAAAGAACCTGAAGTACCTCTCGGAGCTCACGTTAACTCGATTAAAGGCAATCAGTTCTGGAGAAGGTATATGACAAAGCTAGCATCGTCAACAGACTCAGTTGAAAAAGCTAAGAGTATCTTTAGTTTAATATCCTCTGTTCCTAAACAGGATCAGAAATTTAAACAAACATTAAGAAACTTATTAAACAGGTAGACATGGTAAATTTAAAAAACCTTCTCAATGAAAGCAAGGTATTAAAGGAAAAATATGATCAGTCTCCCTATGACAGGGATGGATGGAATGAATCCTTTTTTGATGAAATAGGATTCATTGACATAGCAAATAATATTGCCGCAATGGAATACGAAATAAAAAACGCTAGAAGAGGTAGTTACGGCATATCGGGGAAAAGATGGGAGGACTTTGTAGACGATATAGACATGTTACATGAAAAATTAATGAACTTGGTTGAAGATGTGGAACAGTATAGATTCGACAGTGAATAGTTAATAATACAATATGGCAAATAGTAAGTTACGTAATACAGAAGCAGTACATAAGCTCTTAGAAGGTACTCATAAATCTCAAACAAGGAAAACGATAGGTTGGACTAATTCTGAACGTAATAAAAAGAGAGAGGTCGGCGAAGTGTGGGAAGAGGTAGGCCCAGGAGGGCACGTTACAGTTTGGGAGCAGAAGAAAGGTTATCGAATCAAGACCAGTAAAGCAGCCAAAATTGTACAGGAAGCAATCGGAGAGGTAGAGAATTATAAAAAATGCTTTAAAGACTGTAAAACTACTAACTACAGTAGGTTGGATAAAAAGTTTAATAATACTCATCAAATGTGTTTTGATTGTGTGTTAAGAATAGAAACTAAGTTAAAGTGTCAGGGCAAAGAAGTATTTGAAGAGTATGCCAAGACTAGGATGTTAGCAAACGCTAAAGGATTCTTAAAAGACGCAAGAGCGGAAAAAGAGGCTATCAAGGAAAGTATGATCGGGATGGAACAGATCTACGTAGATGGTAGGAGCGAGAGATGGGAACACTCTAATAAGCAGAGTATAATAGATAAAGTAGATTCAGATTTTGAAAAATTAGAAAAAGACTTAATTAAATCGTTTGAATAATGGCGTTTTTAAGAAGCATAGGATCTTACATATGGGTATTAGCCCTTACTATTTTTGCAGCTATAAAAATGTTTTACGCAAAGGAGGATAGTAGGAGGTTTAAGAAATCCCTTGAAGATGACATTAAGGTCGTAAATAAGCAATTAAAGAAAGTTATCAAAGCAAAAAATAAGATTATTGAAGATAGAGATACATCTAACAAAGTTGATAAACTAGATAAGTTAGATAATAAGATTAAAGAGTTAGAAAGAGCTAGAAATAGCATTACCAGAAGACATCTCGGACCATCAGCAAGTGATGAAGAGGTTAATGAGGTGATAAGAAAGTTAAAAAACCTATAATATAATGATGAAAAAGTTACTGTTAATACTACTAACCGTAGTACCTTTCTCTGTTTCCGCACAAATACCTGATACTGTTTTTACAAAAGATGAAGTTTTAAGGATTGGTAGTTATATAGATTCACTTGAACAGGTGAATAGTATTAACCAGGAGATAATATTACAACAAGCTTATAAAACTAACCTACTACAGGCTTATAGTAAACAGGATAGTATGTTAATCGGTTATCAAAATCAAGAAATAGACCTTCTAAGAAGATCGCTTAAAATACAGGAAAACTTAACAGAAGTAAATAAAAAGAGGTGGATTGATAGTCCTCTTATATGGTTTGCTCTAGGCGTCGGCACTATTTACCTCTCATCAGAAGTAGTTAGTAATGTTAAGTAGTGTATGGAGAAGAAAACCGCCATATCGTATAAGCAGATAATTAAAGAAGAGTATAAGAGATGTGCAAAATCCATACCTCATTTTTTAAAAAAGTACTCTGTTATACAGCATCCTACAAAGGGTAAAATTTACTTTAACTTATATGATTTTCAAGAAAAAGCCTTAAACGAGTTTCTCGAACATAGATTTAATATAGTATTAAAATCCCGACAGTTAGGATTAAGTACACTTGTTGCAGGTTATGTCCTATGGTGCTTACTTTTTAAAAGAGATTATAACGTATTAATTATTGCAACCAAGCAAGATGTTGCTAAAAACCTGGTAACAAAGATAAGAGTAATGCATGAAGGTCTTCCAAAGTGGTTACAAGGTGAAACCGTCGAAGACAATAAACTAAGCTTACGATTCAGAAACGGTTCACAGGTTAAAGCAGTCGCTAGTAGTGAAGATGCAGGGAGATCGGAAGCACTCTCTCTACTCGTATTAGATGAAGCGGCATTTATAGATAAAGCTACTGCAATTTGGACCTCTGCTCAACAGACATTAGCAGAAGGGGGATCTGCAATAATACTATCCACTCCTAACGGTACCGGTAATTTATTCCACTCTCTCTATAAGGGAGCTGAAGATGGAGAAAATCAATTTAACTACCTCCGACTCCCATGGCAAGCGCATCCTCACAGAGATCAAACCTGGAGGGATGACCAAACTAAATTACTCGGAGAGCAGATGTCAGCTCAAGAGTGCGTAGATGGAGATACCGAATTAACTATTCGAGATCCGCAGAATAACATAAGAGTAGTTAAGTTTAAAGATCTCTGGAAAGAATTAAACTATACCCAGAGTGAAAGAACTAAGATTTCCTATAAGAGGATAAGACAGAGTCTTCAAAATGAGGAAAGCTTTTATAGCTACGGAGATACTAGGGATATGTTACTGAGGGATGATTTTTATCTAAATTTTTTAGGAAGAGGTAAAAACAGGACCTTAGTGAAAGCATATCCAAAGCTTTTTAAATCCATATATAGACATACTCAAAATCTAGAAAATGCATTTGTAGAACAGGGCTCTTATAAGTCAAACTATAATCTGTCACATCGAATTAGATTTATTGTTGAGTTAAACCGAGACTTAGAAAAACTCTTCTGCCATTGTAGAAGAAAATTAAATTGGACAAAGTATTGTAGAAAGTGTCCAGTAAATAGGACACCTTATAGTAGGAGAAATTACACAAAAGACACTCGAGCTAAGATGAGAAAGAATGCTTTAGCTCGAATAGAAGCACAACATGGACAAATTCAACCTAGGTATAATGTAAATAGTATACCGGTGTTAGAGGAGTTTGCAAAAATAAACGGAATAACTGATTTACAACATGCAGAAAACGGAGGAGAGTATAGGGTAGAGGGATTGGGTTATTTTTTAGATGGATATAGTCTAGAGAAGAATATTGCTATAGAGTTTGATGAAGAGCATCACTTTAAAGATAGTGGGAGGTTATGTGATAAGGATATTAGAAGACAGGAAGAGATTATGGAAAAGCTGGGATGTGAATTTGTAAGAGTAAGAAAAGTAGTAGCATGAGCGCAAATGTAAGCAAGAGAAATGCGTACGAATATGAAGTATTAACACCACAGGGATTTAAATTCTTTAGTCAAGTACAGAAGGTTCAGAGGTCACAGTACCTCAAAGTAAGTCTATCTAATAAAAAGATTATAAAATGTTCTTTAAATCACATTTTTCTTGTAAATCAAGAAGAAGTTAAAGCTCATACTTTAGAAGTCGGAGATAAGGTAGATTCAATTCAAAACATACATGTAACAGGTATAGAACATGTAAATGAAGAAATACCTCTATACGACCTTATATCTGTTAATGGTGATAGTACTTACATTACAAATGACGTAGTTTCTCACAACTGTGATGCCTCATTTATTTCTTCCGGTAATTCCGTCATACCGGGTGAATTGTTAAAGTACTATGAAGACACATTCGTAGAAGACCCTATAGAAAAAAGAGGCTTTGATGGCAATCTATGGATATGGAAATACGTAGACTACCAAAAGGATTATATAGTATGTGCAGACGTAGCAAGAGGTGATAGCAATGATTACTCAGCTTGTCATGTTTTAGATGTAGAATCTTTAGAGCAAGTTGCAGAATATAGAGGTAAAATCGGAACTACCGAGTATGGTAATTTTCTAGTTTCACTAGCTACTGAATATAATAACGCACTGTTAGTAATTGAAAACGCAAACGTAGGATGGGCAGTATGTCAAGTTGCAATTGATCGAAAGTATGAAAACTTATTTTATACGTATAAGAATGACCCTTATATGGATGAAAACAAGCACTTAAAGAAAGCATTCGACCTTGTAGACAAGTCTAAGATGGTACCAGGATTTGTAACCTCAGCTAGAACTAGACCTCTACTAGTTTCCAAATTAGAGCTATATTTTCAGGAAAGGTCCGTAATCGTTCACAGTATTCGTACAATTAACGAAGCTTATGTTTTTATTTGGAAGAATGGAAAACCCCAAGCTCAAGAAGGGTACCATGATGACTTAATAATGAGTTTAGGAATCGGATTATGGATACGAGATACAGCGTTAAAACTGCGACAACGAGGAATTGAATTAAACAGAAAATGCATGACAAACGTACATAGAAGCGTACTCACCAGTAATTACGATCAATCAGCCGCAGCAAGTGCCTGGAAAGTCCAATCAGGAAAAGGCGATTCAGAGGATATTACGTGGCTTCTTTGATATTTATATATACATAAGTCCGAAGTACTAAATGGTAAAAATAAATGGCTGATAATACATTTACAGATCGATTAAGGAGGTTATTCTCTACTCAAGTTATCGTTAGAAGAGTAGGTAAGGGAAGACTAAAGGTAGTTGATACTGAAAACTTACAAAGAGCAGCTAGAGATAGCGGCACAACACGGTCTAATAGTAGATCTGTATACGCTAGTAACAATTATAAACAGAAACCATTTTACAGCAAGTCTGCAAATCACGATAGCCATAGGTTATCTCTATTTATGGACTATGAGACAATGGATCAGGATCCTATACTGTCAAGTGCGCTTGATATTTACGCTGACGAAAGTACTGTTAGGGACGAAACAAGAACATTAGTTTCTATAAAGTCTTCAAATGAAGAAATTAAAAAAATTCTTTACAACCTACTTTACGATATATTAAACATCGATCATAACTTATGGTCATGGGTTCGTAACTTATGTAAGTACGGTGACTTCTTTCTAGCTCTAGATGTACAGGAAAGCATCGGTATAACGGGAGTAATTCCAGTGAGCCCTCAAAATGTTGTAAGAGTAGAAGGCGAAGATCCAGAAAATCCAGAACTAGTTAAGTTTCAAATGGTAGAACCTACTACCACTAATAACATGGGGATGGAAACGCACTCACCGAGTGTATTGGAGAATTATGAAATGGCACATTTTAGGTTACTTTCCGACACTAACTTTCTCCCGTACGGAAGAAGTATGTTAGAAGCCGGTAGAAAGATATTTAAAATGTTAACACTTATGGAGGATGCGATGTTAATCCACCGGATAATGAGAGCTCCAGAGAGACGTATATTTAAAGTAGACA